AAAAGAAAGCTACTGAATTTAAAAATCAACAGAAGTCTATGCGAAAAGCTCATGATTGTAGAGCTGTACCCTATATGTACGATTATTTTAGTGGAATGAGTAATTTAGACCATTTAAATAGCTTTGAGAAGCCACAGGATAGCTAAACAGACTACATTCGGTATCAGTGGGTACATTAATAATAAAAGCTCTATACGTAGCTCTATGACAGTTTATTGCCTGTTTCAATAAAGTGTTCTGATTCTAGCTCAGCTAAAGCTCCACGCATTAGATCTATAGCAAATTTCTTATTATTATAGTTGGATGCTATCTGCATTACATTAGATACCAAAGCAACTTGAGCTGCATCTATATTATTACCTTTAAGTAAATCAATTGTTACAGTATCAGCAATATTATCAAACAGATCTATTACTTCTTTGTTAGATACTTTTCTTGATTTAAATATATCTCTTAAGCATATTATTGTTTTCATAGGTAAATGTTATTATGAAATTCGGAAGCTCACACCTCACATAAAAAAAAGTAAACACCAAGTAGAGTAAACCATGACAGGTGTATATTACTATTTAACCTTACTGGACTACTTGATGCTTACTAATTATCAAAGCATTGGATTTTTTTACTTAGGTAATCACCCTAAGACTGGACTATTTAAACACCTCCAATTCTCTATTTAATCAATGATCGGTGTTCCAATAACTTCTATCTTTCTATAGAAAAGAATTTTGTATCTGTAGGCGTACTCAATTCAAAATATTCATACGCCTACAGTTCACAACAGATGTAGTTACATACTACGTTTACAACTATTTATACCAACGAATTGGAGTAGGTAAGTTATTAAACCTATTAAAACTGGTCATCAAAATCATCTGATGGTTTAGACGGCTGTGCTGTCTTTGTACCAGATGGTTTGTCGCCAACCATTCTAATGCTTCCTGTAAATCGAGGTACTACAACCTCAGTTACAATTCTGTTTTGATCGTTAGAATCTTTAAACTGTCTAGTTTCTAATTCACCTTCGACATATAATAAAGTTCCACTCTTAGCATATTTTTGCATAGTTTCTGCAAGTCTTGGATCCCATACAACAATCTTATGCCATACAGTTTTTTCTTGCCATTCACCATCTTTAGTCTTGTACTTTTTATTAGTAGCTAAAGACAGGTTAGCAAAAGACTCACCTTTTTTAGTTTGTTTTATTTCTGGGTCTGCTCCCAGTCTTCCTATCAACATTACTTTGTTTATCATTGTTTAACTCCTTTGTATTTATTACAGTTATGTTAGTTGGTTTAGCATCAAACTTAGCTTTCATTTCTTGTACATATTTGTTGTTATCAAACAAACCAAGAAACACATCAGCACTGATACCAAGATGACTAAAACCTTTTGTCATAGCATCTGTCATTGCTTTCTTTGGTGCTTCATCATCTAGTCCACCATTCTTCTTGTACAATGCTTGTACTGAAGATACTGGGCCAAACTGATTCCATTCTAAGCTAGGTTCTTTTCTGTATCTAATTAATACTTCTGCAAATACATTTTTATCTGTATAAGTATAATCTACATGATAAGCCCAACCTAAACCTACTGGACCAAACATACCAGTCATAACTTGTATCTGATACATTGGATCTATAGTAGTTAGTTCTTTACCACCAAACTTTGTAAATGCTTTTGTGTATTTAGGATTAGTATTTTTTACTTGATCCCATATCCAAAAGTGTTCTTCTTTTCCTGTTCTCATTATATACCTTTCTGTGTGTATTGATTATTAATATGAGTTTTACTTACTACATAAACATATGCAGAACGCTTACTAGCATTCTTACGTTTATCTTTTCTTTCTATCTTATCTTGTTTATATAGTTCAGTTACTCTTGGTCTTACAGTAAATGAAGACAACCCTAATAGGTCAGCTACTTCATCTGCTGTTGCTCCAAAGTTACCTTTGTTTGCAATAACATTGAATACTTTAGCTCTTATAGTATCAGCACCTTCTTTTATTAACTCAGCAGCTTCTACTGATGTATCAACTTTTTGACTGCCTGGTGAGTAAGGGTATGATTTCTCTACCATTGTTATGCTCCTTTATCTGTTCGTTAAAGTTATTGAAATCAACAAAATCTGGTGGTGGTGTTTTGGTTTGTACTAAATGCCAAAATAATATTTCAGCAGATTCTAATTGATTTTGAAATGCTTTATCTGGAAGTACTTCAGCTAGTCCCCATTTCATATTACCAAAGAACATAGATAAATACATTTTGTCTGCACCATATATCATTAGGTAATGTTGTATTTGTGCTTTGTATTTTTCTGCTGTTTTAAGTTCATTACTGAATGCGTTAGTGTGTTTACATTCTAGTAATGCTTTTTTTTCTTTGAGAACACCATCTATATTGCAATACATAAATGGATATTTTTTAGATTTGATAAATACTTGTTCACCTACAACTTTAATGCCAGTTTGTTTTTCAAACCAGCGAATATTAAAGTCTTCGGTATGCACTCCCATTTGTACTGGTAAAACATTTGAGAGATCATCTGATTCTTTCTCTCCAATTTTTTCTAGATACAAATCGTGCCAGTCACCATTGTAAAGCCTGGTGGCATCTGATCCACCAATACCTGTCTTACGATCAAAGTCTTTGTTCATTTATTCTTCCTTTCAATATCTTCTATCATGTTGTGTATTTCTGTATAAATCCATTTAAGTTCTTGTATACCTAACAATCCTGCAACTTCTTTAATAGTATTCATTCTTTTTTGTTGTAACATTCTATTTTTATTTCTATCTATTAACTCAAAGTGTTCTTCTTTTTGTTCAGCCATTATCTATTCCTATATATATTTCGGAAGCTTAAACCTACACGAGTTGCACCCTTTCGTTTTATATCTTCCCATTTCTTTTTTTCTTGTTGATTGTGTTTTCTTCTAAGACTATCTAATTGTTTTAATATCTTTTGATCTATTTTACCTGCAAACAATTTAGTAGCAAAGTCTGTATATATCTTATCATCATACTCAATATTTTTATAGAATTTAAGCAATGACATATACCAAGCTTGTTGTCTAACGTGATAAGGTGTGTAGTCTATTTCAACTTTCGGTTTCTGTTTTTTCATGTGTAGATGTCTTTCCTTGTTCTAAACTTTTAAGAGCTGTTTTAACTTTATCTGAATCTGTATCAAATTCTTTAAACATAGATTTCATTTTAGTTAAATAATGTACAGCGTCTAACAGTTCTTCAATTGTTTCATCTACCCATTCGGACATAGGTCTTTTGTTATTAGACATAGTCTTACCAAACTTTTCCATACCTTGTATATGTCTATCAAGAATTTTCTTGACTACGATATTTACAATAGGATCGTTTGTTATGTCACCAGGATTTAAGTCTGGATTAATTGTCATGTTTTACCTCTTTTATTTTTATTACAATTTCGGCATTTAGTGCTTCTGCCCAACAACAGAATAACCAACCACTTGGTTTTCTTATACCACACTCCCACTTTGATACAAGTCCCTTAGCTACTCCTAATATCTCATCCATTTCTAATTGTGATATACCCATATTTTTTCTTATCTTAACAAATTGGGGTATCACTTGATTATGAAATTGTTCACCTAGTGCCTTATTTGTCATAATTACTAGGTATATGTATATTTCGGTAGCTGTCAACCAGATATGGTAGTACTATCCATAACAACATTTGGGATAAAATAAGCCAATGGTTTTCTAGTATATTGAGCTATTTTATCTAATTTGCATAATGATATTTTGTTAGTAGATTTTTCATACTTTTGAATTTGTTGAAAGGTGCAACCTGCAGCTTTTGCTAATTCTGATTGTGTAATTACTCTATGAGTAAATGAAGTATGTCTTACTTGTTTTATTTGTTTACCAATAAATTGGTATAGTTCATGTTCATTATACATTGCCTTTTCTCCTTGATGCTTCTAATGTTCTCCATATTTCTATTTTCATTTCTGCAGTTTTTCTTTTATTTTTTAATTGCAGAAGTTCTATATTTTGAACATTAATTGATTTAATTGAATTAACATAACTTTCGGAAGCGTAATAACTTTCGGTAGCTTTAGACACAGCTAAATCTGATTGAGTTACATAAGCTCCTTTGAAATGTTTAATCATATCTCGCTGATACTCTACCTCTGCCATAAGTTTAGCAAAGGTAGTATCTGTTTCAGCTAGATAATTGATCTCATTATCTATATCCATATTACTTACTTTCTAATTGTAGGAACTCTTTAGGTGCAGCTACTGGAACACCAGACGCTTTAAATGTAGTACCTAAATGTTTCCATACATCTTTTATATCTCTACCAGAATATAAAACATTTTTAGCTTGTTCTTCAAGTAAATCTAAATCATGTTTTACTTTAAACTTAGGTAGTTTTTCTACTGATTTTTTAGTTTCTTGTTTACAAGCTTTAGACAATATAGTTGAAA